ACTGTAGAGAATGTCTGCAAACCATTTCCAACAGATGTTAAACTTACAGTGTTAATTCCTAAGTTTGCTTCATCAAAGGATGAGAACAATTTAATTCTTGTTCCATCAACAACTTTTGCAAAATAAGTTTGATTAGTTCCCAATCCAACAACTGGATTTTTAGTCACATTATATGTGACTTGTTCAATGTCTCTCAATTTGTGGAACGTAGTAAATCCAATAATATCATTTGTTAAATCAACACCACCATCTAAATTATTAAAAATATTACCTGCTTTGAAAGGAATTTTATGATCAACTTCAACAAGATTTACTTTTGCTTCTGCAGGAGTAGTAGGACTTCCTCCATCAATATTAACAACAGGAGTTTCTAAAAAGTCAAATCCTTTATTGATAATTCTAAGTTCTGATAAAGAACCAGATACTGTAACTGTTCCTGTAGCACCAGTTCCTGATGCATCTGTAACACTGATAATTGGAGGATTGATTACATCATAGTCATTGCCATTGCTTGCAACTTCAAATGATTTAATTCCACCATAGAAAATAACATCAGATGATTTGTAGTTATCAACTTCTACACCATTAATCAATACACCTGTTTTTCCAGGTTTGGTTGTAAATACACCTGCTTCTTGAATTGGTTCAGCAATTTCTCTGTAAATCTTTTGAGGAGAAAGTGGTTTTTCATAAAAAGGATAATATGTAAATTTGTTATTAGTTACAGATCCTTCAGGAACAATAAACTTATTATTTGCTAAATCTGCTTTGCTCTTTGCTAACTTTATACTAAAAGCACTTTCTCTTTTAATAAAATAAACACCTTCATCTACGTTTGAAAATTTGCTTATAGATGTGTCAGTAAATGATATACCATCACTGACTGTTGTGGTTACAATTGTATTTGCATTGTAATATACTGCATCACCACTAAAAAGTCCATGGTCTGAACTTGTTGATATGGTCAGAATATCATTAGTTGCACTACCAGTAAATGTAAAAATTTTATCATCACATCTAATTTCATCTTCATAGTTTGGAATGCTATTTGATGCAATTAAATACTTTAAACCATTCTTGTAATATGCATTGAGTACATTTGCATTAAAATTAGAAATAGGCAATTCAGTTGAATCACCCTTTAATAATTGATTTTCTAATGTAAATGTGTTTGATAATGTATTTGATGGGATAGTTGACCCCATTTTAACAAATAAGATTTTATCAGAGTCTACAGATGTGACCTCACCAAACCTTGCAGAACTTAGAGTTTTATCAGTAATTTCAATATTATAACCAACAATCAGATCATGATTATCAAAGAATTCAACTTTATAGATGTTACTGCTTGGATTTGTAAGTTCTATAGACTTAATATCCAACCTTGACTTTACATTGTAAAACCAATCTGACCTGAATGTATTATCTTCTACACCAATTGTTTTTAAACTAATTCTATCACCAACATTAAACCCAAAGTTTTCTTCATTATATTCAATATTTTTAAGAGTAGAAAGAATTCTTACTCTAATCTGATTTCCTGTTCCTATACCAATATTTGAAAATGTGTAATCATTTTTTCTTACATCAATACCCTTAGAAAAAGTATTAGTGGTAGTTGTAAGACCAACAAATTGTGTAAGATTCTTATCTGTGTAATTAATTAAATTAACATCACCATTAGTATCAACAAGTGCAAGAGAACCTGACTTTGGAAAATCTATAGTTGAATCAACATCAATTATTGTTGAGCCAATGCTTACATTATTAAGAAGTCTTGTTTTTGAGTTAGGTTCAAACTTACCATAGATTGTTCCATCAACATCAATATCACGTTGATATCCAGTATCAATAGAGATTTGATAATAGTCACCATCTACATTAAGTTTTTCAACTTTTGTTACAGTTCCCCTTGCATTTGTTAAATTTTGAAATACTGTTCTATTCTTAAGATCAAGAGGATCCCCCATATATCTTTCAACAACATAATCTTCACTGACAACATAGTTTGCATCAGATGTTCTGATTAGTTGATCATTGGGTTTAATGATGTCTGCATCAACACCATAGATTGCTTTGAAAAGAATCTTAAATGATTCATCAGTTCCTTTTGACTTGTAGAAACTATCAGCACCTACTAAGAAAGTTTTTTGATCTAAATTATCTGCAAGACTTCTATTTTCAAATCCAGGAGTGATTTGAGTTTTTAATTTTGTAAAAAATTCCTGTAAGAAAATAATACTTAAATTCTTAACTGTAGCATTTGCTTTGTGTGTTGCAGGTACAGATGTTTTAAATGTTTGCTTATCAGGTATAAGGGTATCAACATACTCTGTAACCCCACTAAAACCCCTTACACACCCCTCTAAGGAAGTTGCAGTCTTAGTGCTATACTTTATGATTTCATTGTCAATTTGAATTAAACCATTAGTTTCAGGAAATCCATATGTAAAATTAGTGTCAGCAGATAGAGAAATTGATGTTGCATTAGTGCTAACATCAGCAGACAGTGTTGCTTCTGTTTTTAAGTTAGTTAACTCATCAACTTTGACATACTGATCAAGATTTTCAATCAGATCAAGAACACCACCTTGTGTTTCTTGAGAAACATAATACTCTTCTAAGAAACTTACAAGTAAAGGGAAATCATCCTTTACATAGGAAGGGATTTGGGATGATAATACATCCTGAATTTGTACTCTATCTACCGCCATTTCTTAGTAAGAATATGTATTTGTTGTTGAGGTTGTGGAACCATCCATCCCAGTTGTAACAGTAACTGATTGAGTTGGTTGTGTAACTGTCTGTTGCTGTGCTAAGAGTTCTGCTGTTGTTACTCTAACTGTTGGAGAGGTTGATAAGATCTCCTTTCCTCTTACAAGTTTTCCATTTGAATAGGAAGAAGTAACAATGTAGTTACTTCCTGAAACATCATCACCTGATGCAATTTCATCTGTTACAGCATTAATGAACACATTAGAAGTGTCAAGTTGAAGATATAGATCCTGCTTACCAATTACATCATTTGAATAAGGAGTAGCAGAGATTTCAATGAGTGACTCACCTCTATTTACTACAGTAGAAATGATATTAATTGGTGATAACATGATCTCACCCTTTACATAATCAATTGTGCCTACATTTTGTTTTACAATTACATATTCTGTATCAGAATTAAGTTTAAACATAAAGACTGTACCAGTCTTCAAATCTTGATTTGGACTATCACCAAGATATAATGTATCAGAAATACCTGCTACTTTAAAACCAGATGATTTAATGTTGAAACCAATTTCACCACCATGTGTCCCATGACCATGGTTCTTAATATGAAATCTATTACCAAAGCAAATCTCATACTCTGCAAATGCATTCAATACAACTTGCAGGTCTCTGCGCATATTAACTGTTGTAATATTAGAAGTAATAGATGTATGACTATTGTCTAATACATTCTGATACTTACTATACTTAAATCTTGCGCCAAATTTATTTAATTCAGATGAATCTGCATATGCATTAACATTGTTTCTACAGACACCAGTTACAGTTGTTGCACTTGGTGCTTTGTTTTCATTGTAATAAACATATGAATTAGTCTCAACATACAGATACTTCAGATCAACAATCTCTGGTATAATACCAGCAACTGAATACTTTTTGAGTTGACGTTGAATGTCAGTCTTTACAGTGTTTGAGAGGTAAACACCATTAATTGGTTTTACAGCAACCAGCACTCTTCCAAACTTAGGAGGTGTTAAATCCTCACCACCAAAAGCAGAAACTGATTCTGCTTCAGGATAGATCTTTGGAATCATTGATTCATAATCAACTGTAGTTACAGCACGATTTTGAGAAGCATAAATCTGTGGTGCATACTTCTTAATTGAGTCTACACTTTCAATCTGTGCCCCACCATAACTTTGTTGATCAACAACCATTGTTGTAATGTTGGTTGTTATTGATCCACCATTATTATTAATTAACTGACCAGCATACGACAGTCTTGACAAATTATTTCCATTCTCACCATTTGATACAATATATCCAACCTGCACTACATTTGGTTCTTGTACTGGTAATCCAAAGATACCATCACCAAATAAGATTTCATATCTTTCATTCTCTACTTCCTGTAAGTAATACACAGGTGAATCACTCTTTACATCAAACAATCCTTTAGATTGTGAATACTTTCTTACAATAGAAGAATTTGCTGAGTCTTTTACATTAACTCTAATTAAATTAGTATCAATACCACTGTTTGTAAGAATGTATTTTTGATTAGGTGTTCTGGAATTTACAGAAAACTCTTGTTGAATATAGACACCTTCATATACTGTAATTGAATCAAAGAGTGCAAGACCAGTATCATCAACACCCACTGTAATGTCTTCAGGTATTGAGAATGTATAATTAGTGCCACCAAAGGTTGCAGCAGTTGTAGCAACAATACCTTTCTTTAGTGTTACAGAAACTGCTGTTGTTTCACCAACATCAACAGCAAATGAAACCAATGCTTTTGCTGCACGTCTTGGTCTTGGCGTATATCCAATATTCTTTGCTAATGATACTACATTTTCTCTTAATGTAGCACTATCAATGAAGACCTCATTGGTCACCATGTTAGCATTATATGAATTAATATATGTGTTATATGCTAACAGATCAATAATTGAAGATAAGTTAGAACCTTCAAAATCATAATCAGTAAAGTCTGAATTCGCACGAAGGTAATCCCTTAGGGATGTTTTGATCTGATTAAAATCTAGATTGCTGAAATTTACTAAAGGCATTTACCTAGTGAGCTCTAATGCGAATGTTATTTGTTGTCTGGATGCTTCAATACCAATAATTTCATAGTTTATTAAAACATCAAATGCATTATTAGGAATGTTTGCAGTAACAGTAACATCCCTCAAGTCTACCCTAGGTTCATATTTAATAATAGTATTCTCAATTTGTTGTTGAACTGATGATGCAGTGATTTGATCTAATGTTTCAAATAATGATTCATATACCTCAGAACCCAAATCAGGTTGAAATGGTTTATCACCTGGTTGAGTTAATATTAAATTACGAATTGATCTTGATATTGCATTTTCATTTTTTAACGCAATGAGATCACTGTTCAAAGGATTTGTTTGAAACGTCGCACTTATATCTTTAAATGGTTTACTTACCCTTTGAACAGGCATAATCTAGACACTAGGATATGTCTTTATTTATAGGGGTTATTTAGAATTTTAAAGGGGATCTAAAAGATCATTAATTTCACTCTTCCTATCCTTAGAGGTCTTCCAGAAATATGCTTCCTGATCGCCCAATCCATCCCTATCATATCCATTCTCTACTTGATAGTATTCAGTGGATACCTTGAAGTCAGGGGTTTTGGGTTTTTCTGGTGTCAAACTGTTATCATAGATACGAGTTCTATTATTAGGATACAGTGCATACTGACCATTGACTAATTCTATAAGGTTATGGGACTTATGTTCTGCAGGGTTCTCTGAGGTGGCATAATCAACCACATCAGGGTCCTGGTGATAGTTATCTAATGTGCATACATATGTACCTTCCATGGTGCCATGGTCTCTTGTGTAGACCTCATAACTCATGGACCCAATGAACTGTTTAGTAACAGCAACCACACCATAATCCATACAATTCCAGAATTGTAGATTCTGTAAGTTCATATCAGGATCAGGTGTCTTAGGTTCACTTACAAAAGCACTGATGGGTAGTTTATCATACATTGCCCCATATTCTGGTAGATAGGTTTCAAAATAAAATGCACGCCCTGGAATGGACTTAGCACTAACCCATACACCTTTTTCAAATTCACCCCAACCAGATGTATGATCTGTAAGGTATTCTTTCCTCACCCATACCTCTACAGAGGGGAGGTTTGTAATTAGACACGACATAGAGAACCGAGATTTTCCGCTGATTTAATTATAACATAAAAAAGAGGGCATTGCTGCCCTCCTTGTCTATTAACGTCCTTGACCTCTGTAACGCTTCTTCTTGTTATTACTGCTAGTTGCAGCATACTTTGTATGATTCCCTGAACCTTGTCTAGTCTTCTTGGGAATAGATTCAATGAATGCTGTACCCAACAGTGACTTCTTAACTTTTGCCATAATTTACCTACTTATAATTTTGTGGGAGTGCATGAGCACTTACAACAACTGCAGAAGGCATTGATGCTTCAAAGATTCTCATTGCCTCTGCTTGATGTGATGCATCTACTTTTTTATAATGATACTTTCTACCTGTAGCCTTTAATCTATAGGTAACCATGTATGGATATTGAGTAGTCATATCAAATCACTCTTGTCTTCTCATGACCAACACGAATCCTTGGATCACACCAAATCTCATATCCTGCATCAATAGCATCTAGACAGAATGAAACATCTTCACCACACATATCTTGTACTGCACCAGATTCAAAGACTTGCATCTTAGGTGCAAACCATGGATATGGCATCTTCTTCTTACCTTCCTCATTAAAGTCTTCAAATACGCCCTTCTGAATCATCACCCATCCAAATCCTGTATAGTCTACAGTAAATGGTTTCTTACGATTCTGAATGCTATCAACCATCTCATGATTCATAACACCACCATTGTTCCTGAAGTCATTCTCATCCAACCAGTGTGCTACAGATGTAGTCTTACCATCTTCAGTAGAATACCAACCAGCAGTGATCTCACGTTCTGTACCATCTTCACTCAATGATAGATCACACAGTTGCCAGAACTTATTACTGTCAAATACAATGTCACTATCAATCCACAACTGATAGTCATAGTGAAGTTTACCATCCCATGGCACCTGATCAGGTCCACGCAATACATTAGCACCCAAACACTTACAACGTGCAAAGTTAACCATAGAAGAGTAATCCTGACTAATCTGGATACTCATTCCATTCTGTACCATGTCAAAACACAGTTGCACAAAGCTCTTCAAGAATGTATATGATACTCCACGTCCTGGCAGACAAAATACAATAGTCTTTCCTTTCATCCTTGCCTTAATGGCATCATAGTCCCACTCAGGTCCTTTCTTCTTTGGGGGCGATGATGCCTTTACAGTAAATCCTTTTGCCATGATTGATAATTCACTACAATGTCAGTTTAGCAGTTTATATAGTTGCTGTCAATATGAAGACTCTTCTTCAGTTGCTAGGGTTTCCACTACCTCAAAGGATAGATCCTCCTCATCATAGTCAGTCTTCATTAGACCAACCATTGCTTTCATCTCATTATATCTAGTATCAAAATCATTCTTTGTTAGGTTGTTATATACACATCTGTCCTTCAAGTATATGTGGTAAAAATTTTCTGGGGAAATTTTTTTCATAAAATGGTTTCTGTTACGGAATTATATATGGGTCCTTTGCTTACAGCAAAGGGAGCACATAAAAAAAGAGGCATATAAACCTCATGGGAATATACTTTTGTAGGTTGCCCTAGACCGGTCTTTTCGTAGGGGGGGGGGTCAT